GAAATATCAACGACTACTATTACATTTGCGTATACAGATGTTCAGACTAAAAACGCTCTTGAACAACTTGGAAGTGCTCTTATAGGTGATAGTGCAACAGGTTTATTCTAAAATAATATATTCTATAAATAAGATAATTAAGATTAAGATAAGGAAAAATAATGGCAACAATTAGAGAACTATCATCAGTACTTGGTGCTTCAGCTCGTGCTAACAAATACCGTGTAACTTTTGCATTCCCATCAGGTGTTTCAGGTGCTACAAACTTAGATGAGGTTGATATATTAGCGAAAACTGCTATTGCTCCTCAGAAAGAAATTGGTCAAATTGAACTTTGGAACCAAGGGCGTAAGCTCGTAATTCCTGGGGATACTGCGTTTGATAATGCTTGGGCTGTTGATTTTTATCTAACAGAAGACCACAAATTACGTTATGATATCGTGAAGTGGATGGACGCTTGTGACAACTTTCAAACGAATACACATACAGGTAATCCATTAGCAGTATTTGCTGACTTACGTTTAGAGCAACTTGATAGTGCAGGTAATGTAACAGCTACTTACACAATGCACAATTGTTATCCAAGTACAGTTGGTGATGTTACTTATGGTGATGATACTGCGGATACTCCTGCGGAGTTCAATGTTGTATTTGCTTATAGTGATTGGGTATTAGGTAAAGAAGAAACATCTAATTATGGCATAGCTTCTGCTACAAAGAACGATATAGCTTAAGGTAAGGGTTAGCCCTTACTTTATCTTTTTAAGCTCTCACAGCTCATTTATGGGCTTCTCACATACACTTTACTACAATCCTACCTACAATTCTACCCAAACATCAAAGATATAAATAACTTAACAATAGATGAATGGTGCAAGGCTTTGAAGTGCTGTTTAAAGTGAAGAGCTTTAGACCTTTGACAAGGTACGGATAATTACACTTTCACTATTGATTAAAATTTAAGGAAATAATATGGCATATTTAAGTGCAGGTGTCTACATAAAAGAAGTAGATAACTCAGCAATTGTACCAACGGTTTCAAATTCTGTTGCATTCTTCTCAGGAGATTTCACAAAAGGTGTTATTGAACAACCTTTCGTAATTACTAACAAAGAAGAACTAGAGTTCTATTTTGGTCAACCAACAAATGAAAATTACAATGGTTGGTTTCAATGTTATAAGTTTTTTGATTACAGTAATCAACTTGTAATTTCTCGTGCGTTTACAGAGGGAAATGCAAAGGTTTCTGATATTAAAACATTAGGTGCGGTTACAGATGGTACGGCTCAGTTCAATGTTGCTACTATAGATGGTTTATATAAGGGTACTAAATTCAATTTTGAAAACTTTAGTAGTACTTATGAAATTTCATCAATTCAATACCAAAGTAACAACAGTACATACCTACTATCATTAGTTAATCCAACAGACCCAGGTGACGTTCCAATTGATACAGCTCTTGTTATTCACGGTGCTCATTTAAACGCAGGTGGAGATTGTTATAGAGATTATCTAACATCAAGTAATGATGGTGAGATAGTTCCTGATTTTAATCAAAACTATATGCTTATCAAAAATGATAGTGACTTTGAAGTTAATGAAGATACTATTCCATTTAACGAGGGTGTTAAGTTAAGATTTTTCGCTAAAACAGCAGGAAGTGTTAACGGAAATATTGAAGTTGCAGTTTGTAATTCATATGACTTTGATGGTTACTACGATAATACAGATGGTATTGACGCAATTACGGGTCCATCTCGTGCAGAAGCGTTTGAGGGTGTTCCTTTAAGAGCATTTTTTGACTATCCTCCTACAGGAAATCAAATCGGTGTTGTTATTCGCCAAGGTGAATTAACAGAGTCGTATGTATGTTCATTCAATGAAAATGCAGTTGATGGAAACAATAAATCAATGTATGTTGAAAACATTATCAATGAAAACTCAAGTATGGCATATGTTGTACAAAATGGTACATTAGGTACTGCTGATATGTTTGACCCTGAACAGGGTGATATTAAAGAAGTTACAACATATGTTAACTCATACATCTACAGAAATAGTCAAGATGTTAAAGTTGGTGATACAGTAGAAGCAGGTGCAACTCCTGTACTTGGTGCTCTTGACCTTTTCGGTGGTGAGTCTCCAATCGTTTCTAGGGGTGACATTAAGCTTGGTTATGATGAAGTTTTAGATAAAGAACTTTATCAAATTGATGTTGTTATCGGTAATGAAATTGGTGATAATGGTGTTGGTGCTGAAGAGTTAGCTAACGCTCGTGAAGATTGTATCGCTTTTGTTGGTGCAAGATATGAAGATGTTGTTGGTAAAAAATCAGGAGTTGCTACAAACAACTTAGTTGATTATATGGCTTCAAGTGACGCTCCACTAAGAACTATGTTTAGTTCATTTTTTGGTAACTATGTTAGAATTTATGATAACTATGCTAAAAAATATCGTTGGATTAACTGTGCAGGTGATATGGCAGGGCTTCGTTCAAATACGAACTCTACTAATGCGTCTTGGTGGGCTTCAGCAGGTCTTCGTAGAGGTGTTATTCGTAACATTGATAAACTTGCTTTCTCTCCAAACTTAGGACAACGTGACCAACTGTATGTAAACAGTATCAATCCAATTGTAGCATTTCCAGGTGAGGGTAATCTATGTTGGGGTCAAAAAACTCTATTAAACTATGCTTCATCTTTTGATAGAATTAATGTTAGAGGGCTTTTCAATACAATTGAAAGAGCAATGGCTAAAGCTTCAAGAAGTTCAGTATTTGAGTTCAATGACCCATTTACTCGTAACAGTATTCTTGCTATGTTTAACCCTTACCTTTCAAGCGTTAAAGCAGGTCGTGGTATTACAGATTTCTTAGTAATTTGTGATGAAACTAACAATACTCCTGATGTAATTTCTCGTAATGAGTTACACGTTGATATCTATATCAAACCAAACTATAGTGCTGAGTTTATTCAACTTACATTTAACAATGTAGGTACACGTTCATTCAGTAGCGTTATTGGAGCATAATATGTCTTTTAAAGCATATTTACTTGAGGGGGCTATGACCTCTCAAGAATTCGTTAACGGTATGGTAGATGTTGCAGACTCAATGAAGATTGACTACAACAATATGAAAACTAAAGATATTATTAAGTCTCTTATTGGTGGTATTCGTAGTGATAAGAAGTATAAGAAATTATACACTTATTGGTCTAAAAATCGTTCAGCAGAACTTGAAGCTGAATTAACTAAAGCTTTTAACTAACCTAAACAAAATGTTCAGGGTCATCTTCAGGATTTTTAATCTTGAAAGTGCCGTGAACTGTTCCATTTTTCCCTTTTCTTCTTAACTCAATTTGTCTCGTCTCAATATGTTTAATATACTTCTTCGCAAATTTTTCAGCTTCTTCTAAAGCACCATATTTGTCAACCATAACAGTACCGTGGTTTCTCGTGCTAAAGTTTGTATCCACACCAAACCAAGGGAAGATACTTGCTTTATCTATAATACCTTTCAACCAAGGCACTCTTGCTTGAACATAATAGTAGTTATTATGATATATAACTCTTACTTTTTTAACATCAAGTTCAGTAATCATCTAAAATAGTCCTTATATTCTTCTTTGAGTTTATGTCCACTTCCAAACTTAGCCTTTATATTCCTTATAGAGGTAGAGGCAGAAGATGACATAGGGTGCTTTGAAGATATGATGTCTATATCAAGATGAATATCCTCTTCTATAATGCCTTTTATTTCACCTATATAAGCGTTATCTTTGGTTGTAACAAATACAATATCTTTGTTTGAAAATGTCATATCATTCATATAAAGTACTCCATATATATTTCTCTAAATTCACTATAGCTATAATCCTTTACTTTAGTGAACCATCTCCATAAACTAGCATTTGCAATGACTCTACTTTGCAACAGTATACCACTCATAGCAAAGCTTGTAACACCTACAGGTTTGTGCAATACTTTCACGACCTCTTTGATGTCATATAGGTATAGAGGCTCTATCTTAGAACCACCTTTTTCAAATAATGTATGTAACACAATCTCTTTTTGCTTAAATCGTTCTTTTGCAACTACAAGGTATCGTTTTTTACCTTTATAGTTGTACTCTCTTACGAAAAGTTTCTTAAAAACTATATGTTCTGTCTCAGGGAGTCTATCTATATCAGTAATAAGTGTCCTTTTTCAATTCCGATTAAAGATTAGCGTGAAATAACAGCCTAATCTCAGCTTAAGATTTTCTTAAACGCTTTTAAATAAAATGTTCAGGACATTCATCAATAGCTTTCTCTTCAAGGTACTCACTATATTCAGTATTAAAACAAGCACTCTTATGAGGTACTATATTATCTACAAGCTTTTGTTGAACATTATCCCAATATTGCTGAACGTGTCTCTCATTATTTACAAAGAAGTAAGGTAGTATCAACAGCATTAGGTGCTTCTTAACAAATCGTATCTGACCATAATCACCGTGTTCAACATAGATATCCATCTTTATAGAATTACCTGTACCAATCCTAATAGCTTGTTTTTCACTTATCTTCATATATTTGATATCATTGTGCCACATATACTTGTGACTAAGTATTTCATTTATCATTTCACATCATAACATTCCAAGCCTTAAAAGATTATAAATAAAGAAAATCAATAAAAGGAAGCTTATGAGCTTTTCGTCTTTTAAAGAAAACAAAACCAAAGAAGAATTACAAGTAGAAATCCGTGTGCTTGAGAACAGTATTACAGATGATATGGGTAAGGGTGATAAACAAATCATTGAGAACCGTATCAATAAGCTTAAAGGTCAAATTGAGCTTCAAGATAGCACGGTTGCAGGTGATATTGCAATGGCGACAAACAACCTTATGACTGACTGTAAAGGTGAAGCAGGGTGTGATTGTCAAAAGTGTAAACTATTGAAAAGAGACCCTATCGCTGAAGCGGTACAAGATAGTCTGAATTTCGGGAATTTCTTCGGGAACTAATAATGGCAGATTTAAAAAATGTACTTTATTTCAACACTACTAGAACTAATACCCTTGCTGTTTTAGACGCACTTAATGACATTAAACATTGGGTGAAAGATGAAACAGGTAATGATGTTGAAAGAGTAGTGCCTATTACATTCGGTAACTATGAGAAATCACAATACCTTGAAGATATCGCTGAAGAAGATTTAAAGAGCGGTAAGTTCAACGCAGTACCAAGACTTGTATTAAGTTTTGAGGGTATGACAAAAGCAACAGAAAGAAACACAAATAAGTTTCAAAAGATTTCTAAAAAAATTACAACACCTGAGGGTAGAGTAATGATGAATTTCGCTTATAACTCTGTTGCATATGACTTTCAATATACTCTTACACTACAGGCTAGAGGGCTTAACCAAGCGTTTATGATTGTGGAGCAAATCTTGCCTATGTTTAGACCGTCTTATCATATTAGTATCAAAGAATATCCTCTTTTTGAAGATAGAACAGATACTCAGTTAGCTATTGAAGACCCTCAGTTTGAGATACTTCAAGACTTTCAAGATACAGATGTAAATATCGTTAATGTGAATATGGGACTTAACCTTAGAGGAAATCTGTATATGCCTTTACAAGTTTCAGGAAAAATTGAAACAGTTACGTTAATGAATTATTTATGGGATACATATGAGATTTCAGAGAGTCAATTAGCAAGTCATTATGAGTGGGAAGTATGTCCTGAAGATGGGATTATCTATCACGAAAATCTTAACAGACATTATGCTCCTCGTAAAATTGAGGGTGATAAAATCGAAGAGATTAAAGTTAGTCCTTGTGTAGATGAAGACCACAACAGTAAGATAAATACAGAAGATTATGAGGATATGGATAGTGAAGATATTGCTATCCTTGTCACAGAAGAGCCAAGAGCAAATTAAGAACCAAATTAAATAATACCAAAGGGAAATTATGGCACAAACAGAAGTGAAAATATCAGGTTTAGGTAAACTTACAAGTGAAGTTAAACAAACAGATATTATACCAATCGTTAGTAATGGAATTACATATAATATAACAGTAGGAAACTTACAAAAAGCAGTATATACTGCATTAGATGGTAAAGAGAGCTATTTAGGCGTTCCTAATTCAAATGGTAAAGTATTAACTTCTGACATTTTTGGTAACAGAAGTTGGGTGCTTGGTGGCGGTGCAGGTGTTCCTGAGGGCGGTACTGAGGGTCAAATTATTGTTAAAACTTCTGACGTTGATGGTGAAACACAATGGCAAAATCAGATAGTGTACAAAGGTTTAGATATTCCTTTAGATGAATTTGGTGAAGATGGTGATACTTATGTAAGATATAACGTAACTCCTACTAATATCAAAGATGGTAACTTAAATGGACCTGATGATGATATTCAAGAACCTTTAGGTCAATTTTGGAATGGTTTAGATG